TGCGGCGGCTTTCCACGCAGCCGCGTTGATGTCGGCGGACCAGCGGAAGAGCGAGCCGAGGTGTTCGGAGAGACCGTGCTCTGCGGCGAGTTCCTGAAGGCGCTCGGCGTCGACCTTGCGGTTCATGCGACCGACGACCTTGATGGCGTAGCCCTGCTCGGTCTTGGCGTTGGTCGTGCCTTCCTTGCCCTCTTCGAGCGCGAGGAGCTCGACGAGGCGGTCTTCGATGGTGCGGCGGCGAGCGACGGCGATCGCTTCGTCGGCCTTCGCGTCGCACCACTGAGCGGAGAGGTCGTCGAGTTCGCGACTCATGGCGTCCCCGCAATCTTGCGGATGACCGCGCCGAGGTCTGGAGACTCCCACTGTTCGAGCTTGCCCGAGCGGTCCTTGGCGAGCCATGCGCCATCGGGCGCACACTGGAGGCCGCGGACCGCGTTGCCTTCCGCGTCGCGCTCGACCCGTAGGGCGAGCACCTCGTCGAAGAAGTAGGGCAACGCTTGACCCGTTTTGTTTCCCGGCATCCCTGGCGCGTAGGTGATCTTCCCGAGTTCATCCGTCGTCTTGTCGAGCTTCGCCGTGACGTAGACGTGATGCGTCGGGACATCGCGGAAGGCTCGCACCAGCTCTGCGAGCTGGTCCTGCATCGCGCCGTACGCCTGACGGGGATCCTTCGCCGTGCGCTTCTCGGTCGTTAGGATGACCTCGGCGATCTCCGAGAGAGAGTCGATCGCGACGCTCTCGAAGCCGCGCGCTTCGTCCGAGCCGACGAGCCACGAGTAAGCCTCGTGCAGTTCGGCGATGGTGCTGATCGTGATGTAGGGCACCTCGTCGTCAGCGAGGCTCAGGAGTCCGCCTTCCGCCGAGAGCACGATCGGGCTCGGTAGCGTGCGGATGAGCGACGTTTTGCCAGCGCCAGCGGCGCCGTACACGAGCACCTTCACCGCGCCAGCGGCGCGAGAGGTGCGCTTGATTGAAATGGCCATGTGTCTTCTTTCTCCGTCGGTCGGGGAATCCGGTTGACGGGGTGCACCGGCGGGGCATCGAGCCCCGCGTTCCCTCATGGGCGGCGCGGTGCGGTCTTCAGCAGAAGACCCAACCGAGCGCGTCGAGTTCGGCGCGAAGCGCGGTCTCGACTGCGTACGCCTCGTGAAACGCCTTCGCGGCCTTCGCCTGCCCAGCCTCGTCATCCCAACGAACGCGGAGGCGAAGGTCCGAAAGTCGCCACGCTTCCATCTGCGCGTCGCAGAACTTGCCGAAGATAGTGCGGATGGCGGGGTTTTCGTTCGCGGTCATGTTTCGTTCCTCTTCGCCTCGGTCGGGTGATTCCGTTTGGGCGATGAAGAGACACTAACCCCGCCAGCTTCTTTCGTCAATGTTTTTTTCGCTCGCCTTGTCGTTTTTTCTTCTTGCGCGTTAGCTTGTGCGTCGCGTATGCTTTGCCGTATGCTGACCACTGAAGAGATTCGCAAGCTGCTGGCAGACCGACGGCTCGACATCGTGGCGAAGGCGACCGGCATTTCACCGCTCACCGTTGCGCGCATCCGAGACGGCAAGGGCGACCCGAAGGCCTCGACCCTTGAGGCCCTCTCGAACTACCTCGAGGCCCGCAAGTGACCCCACTCGAAGCCGCGCTCGCCTACGCCTCGTGGGGCTGGCCCGTCCTCCCCATCGTTCCGAATGGCAAGCTCCCAGCGACGCAGCACGGCGTGAACGACGCGACGACGGACGAGGCGACGATTCGCCGATGGTTCCAAGGCCACGACGACCGGAACGTGGGCATCGCCTGCGGCGCGGCCTCGGGACTCGTCGTCTTCGACATCGACCCGCGCAACGGTGGCGACGATAGCTGGAGCTCGTGGACAGACGAGCGTGGCGCGCAGCCTGACGGCGCCGTGCAGCTCACGGCGGGCGGCGGTCAGCACTACCTCGCCGCCTACGTCGAGGGCGTGAAGAGCTGCAAGCTGCGCGATGGCATCGACCTCCTTTCCGATGGCAGGTACTTCGTCGCGTTCCCGAGCCGCATCGAAGGGCGAGAGTACCGATGGGAACTCAGCTCTGACCCGTTCGAGGGCGTAGCCCCGATGGGCATCCCGCAGCGTTGGCTCGAAGGCATCGAGGCGAAGCGCCGCCAGCCGGTAGCGCTGACGGGAGACGGCTCTCTCATCACGGGCAACCGGAACAACGGTCTCCACTCTCTCGCGGGCGTCATGCGCCGCTACGGCATGGGCGAGGCGGAGATCCTCGCCGCGCTCAGCGTCACGAACGAGACGCGCTGCGACGTGCCGCTTCCGGCCTCGGAGCTCCGGCAGCTCGTGCATTCGGCGTCGCGGTACGAGGTCGAGCACGACGTGGCGGCGAACGCTGCGCTAGGCGACGACATCGCCCGCGACATCCTTGCGCTCGTCGAAGCGAAGGCCCCGAGCGAGTACTTCTTTTCCCGCGCGACGAGCTTCCTCTCGCAGCCTGCGCCGCTCGAGTGGGCGGTGAAGAAATGGATTCCAGCATCCGGCACGACGATGGTCTTCGGCGAGAGCGGCGCGGGGAAAACGTTCGTCACGCTCGACATCGCTTGCAGCATCGCAGCGGGGCGCGAATGGATGGGCCAGCGCACGAAGCCCGGCGTCGTCGTCTACCTCGCGGGCGAAGGTAACTACGGCATCCGGCAGCGCGTCGCCGCGTGGTGCCGTCATCACGGCGTCGAGAACCTCGACAACCTGCTCATCTCGAACAAGGGCATCGACCTCGATTCGGCCTCGGCTGCGGCGCAGATCATCGCAGCGGTGCGCGAGCTCACCGACGCCGACTCGGTGATCGTCGTCATCGACACCGTGAACAACCACATGTCCGGCGACGAGAACGCGGCGCGCGACGTTCGCAACTTCTTCAACGCGGCCAACGTGGTCGCCTCGGCGCTTCGCTCGGCGGTCGTGCTTAACCATCACGTCGGGCACGGCGAAGGGGCCAAGGGGCGCGCTCGTGGCAGCTCCGCGTTCAAGGCGTCGCTCGACGCTTCCATCATGGTCTCGAAGGCCGACGACGGGACCATCGAGCTTTCCTGCGCGAAGATGAAGGATGCCGAGGCACCTGCGCCGATGTTCGGCAGGCTCGAACCCGTCGCGCTCGGGTGGGTTGACGAAGACGGCGAGGAGATCAAGGGGGCGGTGTTCGTACGCGACGCCGACGCGCAAGCGGCCCAAGGACGCGCGAAGAAGCCGAGCCAAGCCGACAAGGCGCGGCGAACCTACGAGGCCGCGTGGTGGGCTGCTGGCGCGGAATTCCGAGACGGTCTTCCGTACCTCTCGCGCTCCGCTGCCGTCGCCTACCTCGTCGAGAACGGGATGCGCGAGAGCTCCGCGAAGCAGACGGTGAAGCCGAACGGGGGGAAGTTCGTTCAGCAGCTCCTCGAGGGCGGGGCCATCGAGGCGCACGAGCACGGGTGGCGGATGGTCGATGGCGAGCACGCAAACGCGTTGCGCATCGCGTCAAGAAAGTGATGGTAACGATGGTAACGGAACGTAACTTTCAGGTAATTCGTTACGTTGGCAAGGCATCGAATGGCGTAACGTAACGTAACCCCCTTCTTTAGAAGGGGTTACGCCGTTACGTCGAGATGCGGGCGATACGGATACCTGCTACGAGTTTTGACGCAGCATGGAAGGCAGACAGAAAATGAAGGCAGCTGTAGGGAAAAGTAACCCAGCGGATAACGTAGAGAAATGGGCTATTGAGCGTCTTACGCCGTACGCGCGCAACTCCCGCACGCACTCCGACGAGCAGGTGGCGCAGCTCGCGGCGTCGATTCGCGAGTGGGGCTGGACGACGCCGGTGCTCGTCGACGAAGACGGCGGCATCATCGCGGGGCACGGTCGCGTGCTCGCCGCGCGCCAGCTCGGCATGGTCGAGGTGCCCGTCGTCGTCGCTCGTGGCTGGTCCGACGCGAAGCGAAGGGCCTACGTCATCGCCGACAACAAGCTGGCCCTGAACGCCGGATGGGATGCCGAGATGCTCTCGCTCGAACTCGGCGAGCTTGGCGAGCTTGGGTTCGACCTTGACTTGACGGGGTTCGGCGAAGAAGAGATCAAGAGCATCGACGAGCAAAGCGGCGCAACGTCAGAGGCCGGAGAGGCAAAAGAACTCGACGGCGAGACGTACACGAAGAAGATCGAGGCTCCAATCTACGAGCCGAAGGGCGATCGCCCAAAGGTCGAGGAGCTGTTTGACAACTCGAAGGCGAAGGAACTCGTGCGCGAAATCGACGCGGCGAAGTTGCCGCCAGACGTTTCGGCGTTCCTGCGCCTCGCAGCCGAGAGGCACACGGTTTTCAACTTCCGCAACATCGCCGAGTTCTACGCTCACGCCGATGAGAAGACGCAGGGCCTGTTCGAGCGCTCCGCGCTGGTCATCATCGACTTTGACAAGGCGATCGAAAACGGATTCGTGCACCTGACCGAACGACTCGGAAAGCTCGCAGACGCAGAGGGCTGGAATGGCGATGCCTCCTGACTTCTGCGCGTTCATCCTCACGCACGGTCGCCCAGACCGGGTGCATACCTACGATACGTTGCGAAAAGCAGGCTACACTGGGAAGGTGTTCATCGTCATCGACGACGAGGACAAGACCGGAGGCGAGTACAGGAAGCGATTCGGTGACGCCGTGCTCACGTTCTCGAAGTCTGACATCGCAAAGCGGTTCGACGAAGGCGATAACTTCAACGACCGGCGTGCAATCTTCTACGCGCGAAACGCCTGCTTCGACCTCGCGAAGCAAGTCGGGTGCAAGTACTTCATCCAGCTCGATGACGACTACACGTCGTTTGCCATCAGGCACAGCAGCGCGCTGGAGTACGTCTGGGCGCGTGTGAAGACGACGATGGACGAAGTTTTCGCATCGCTCGTGGAGTTCTTCGAGAAGAGCGGCGCCCAGTCGGTCGCCATGAGCCAAGGCGGCGATCACATCGGGGGCGACAACAGCCAGCACACTCCTTCGCTTCGGCGCAAAGCGATGAACTCTTTCATTTGCTCGACTGACAGGCCGTTCGAGTTCGTTGGCCGAGTGAACGAAGACGTGAACACCTACACTTCGGCAGGCAGGCGCGGAGCGCTGTTCTTAACCGTGATTCAGGCGCAGCTCGTGCAAATGCAAACGCAGTCGAACGCGGGCGGAATGACAGAAATGTACTTGGAAAGCGGCACCTACGTGAAGAGCTTCTATTCGGTCATGTACGCGCCGAGCTGCGTCAAGGTGGGAGAGATGGGCGACCCGCGAGGAGGGCGCTACCGCTTGCACCATAAGATCAACTGGCACAACGTCTCGCCGAAGATCATGCGCGAGACAGTCCGCAAACAGCCGAGGACAGCATGAAAGCAGGACGCAAACCGAAGGTGCTCACCGAAAAGCAGCGCGCCGAGGTCGAGACGCTTGCAGCGTTCCTTTCCGCCGAGCAGGTCGCCGATTACTTCGGCATCGGGCGAACGACGTTTTTCGCCATGATGGAGCGCGACGCAGACATTGCCGAACGTTATAAACGCGGCAAAAGCAAGGTCGTCGCGAAGGTCGCTCAGGGCCTCATCCAGAAAGCGCTGAGCGGCGACACGACTTCGGCCATCTTCTTCCTGAAGACGCAGGCGCGCTGGCGCGAGACGGAGCGGCACGAGATCACCGGCGCGGACGGAGCGCCCATCGAGCTCGCACGCATCGAGCGAGTCATCGTCGACAAGGTGAAGCGTGGCGACGGCGAGTAAAGCGACCAGCCGCAAGGATGCCCGTTCCTCGCGCCAGGATGCCTCTAAAACGCTCCGCATCGAGACGCCGCGATGGTTCATGCCCCTCCTCGCTCCGGCGCGTTATAAAGGCGCCTGGGGCGGGCGAGGCTCGGGCAAGTCGCACGCCTTCGCTGAGATGCTCGTCGAGGCGCACGTGCTCGACCCGAACCGGTCGACGGTCTGCGTGCGCGAAGTGCAGAAGAGCC